AAGCCTCTTGCCTCAGGCGGCGCGGTCGATGCTTCCGACGACCCGATGGTGCTTTATGCACAGCGAGTATCCAGGCCCGGAGTGGGCTCTTCGGAATTAGATGTAGCAGCACATGAAGCCAACTTGTTAAGAGACTATAACCAAATCCATGCCGCCTACACCCCCGAGGGCAGGCAGCTTGAGTTCACGGGCAAGTATCAAACGTCAGGCGATCCTATTTTTAGTGAAGATGGCCGTGTTCCTGCAAACATGCCCAGTGTTTCAAAACGGCCCGATTACAGGAACGCCCTTTCCACACAGCAGCTTTTTGACCTGCTAGCACTTGTCTCAGGCGACGTACCACAAAGGTCTCCTGTACAACGCTTCTTTACGGGCGGCGCGGTGGACCCTGCGGCAACGGTGAGGGATAGTTATGCAGGTGCCCAGAATCTGTACAACATGGCATCACAGCTGTTTGGGGCTGACGATTCACGGACACAGTCTGCTTTAGCTAATATGAAGGCCTCGCAGGCGCAGATGGATGAGACGCTTGCTGCTTTAGCAAAGCCATCCCATACGCAGCCAGTAACTCCTCCTCCTCCCGCGCCAGCAACCCCTCCTCCCACGCCAACGTATGCGCAACCCACGCCAACGTATGCGCAACCCACACCAATAACCCCTCCCACGCCAACGTATGCGCAACCCACGCCAACACCTTCTCCCACACCAATAACCCCTCCCACGCCAATAACCCCTCCCACGCCAACGTATGCGCAATCCACGCCAACACCTGAACCCGGAGGAATTTATCCTGCTGTCTTCTTCCCTTACATCGACCCAAGAACAGGAGCGGTTACTCAAGTAGACGCTAGAGGCACGCCTCCTGCTGGCATGATCGATGCAATGAATCCCAATATTTACGGGGGACAACAAAACGAGTTTATTGGTGAGCGAGGTCTTTTTGCAAAGGGCAGTGCCGCAGACCTGCGCCCTATCATGAATACAATCCTTGCAGGTCAAAATCCCAGCGTGGGTCCGGTGACCGTGGACCAAAATATTGGCGACGTGCGCCTTGCGGGTAAGTCCACGGACTATAACTATTCGCAAGCAGGCAATCAGTTAAGGGTGTTTGACAAGAACAATAACCTTGTTTCAAGCATCGCGGTCCAAGGGGACCAAGACGGTACGAAGCTGACCTTTGACGATGGTTCGACTTTTGCCAAGGGTACAAAAAATGCTGCTGGCTCTTATGAAGGCGGCTTGCAGGTTGGTGGCGTTGCTGCTGGTGCATTCAAGGGGCTTCCTCCACCGCCTCCGCCTCCCGGTGGCGGGACGTCTACGTTAGTCGGTGGCGGGGGTAACGACGGAATTCCTAAACCCATTCCCCCAGAAGTTAATGTACCGAATGCCCCCTTACCCGATCCTCGCACGCTTCCACCTTCAATCCCGCCTTATGCAGAAGGCAAACCCGACCCAAGGATCGTGTTGGGGGATATTAAAACCAGGAGCGTAGTGGACACCCGCATACCCAGGACGGATGAGGCGTTTGCCAATAGCCCTGTTCAAAGGGTCTTTGACGAGGTGTCACAGACCTTTAGGTATCCGAGCTCACCCACCAAAACGACGCCTGCAACGGGAGAGTTCATGAGCCAGTTTGTTCCTGGCAATGTGACCTTGCGCCGTCCTCAGTTGCTTAACATCACCCGAGGGGATGTACCTTCGTATGATCAAAAGACTGGGACGTACACCGCCCCTGCGTTGTCTCCCAGCCAGTACAACGCCAAGATGCGTGAGCAGTCGTTAAACATCATGAATCAAGTGCTGTCAGGCAAGACCTACACCACCGCAGAGTACTACGCGCTGTTGGCTGCAATGCGCAATGGTTCTTTTGGCGACCCCTCTGATCCTAATTTCAAAAAGAACATGCAAGAAGCGGTAGACAGGTATGTTGCCGCTCGCGCTGCTGCTGCCACGCCACCCCCTGCTCCAAAGACTGAGACCATTACCGGCGGCACAGGTAATGACACGATCAAAGGCGGCACAGGCAATGACAAGCAAGAAGATACTTCAGGGGATTAAGTAGTAGCCATGGCCAAGAGCACTGACGAATTCATCAAGGAGAATGTTCCACGTGGAACATCCGAGGTCCCTCAGCTCGATGCTGAGGGCCGGTTGATTGATGAACGTGAGGAGATTCGCTCGGAATCTCAGCGCATGTTAAATCGCTTGCAGAGTCAGCCAAGTAAACTGCCACCAGGACTCAGGCGCACCGTTGCTGCAACAAAGGCACGAGACACCGAGTCCATGTTCCCGGCGGCTGCCCCTGCAAGGGATTTGTTGTCCGGGATTATTGGTGCAAGCCCCACGGCTCCCGGGTCTGAGGCTTACCGGACAGGTCAGGCGCTTGCCAACATGCCGCCCGTGCAGGCCGCTGCGGCCATACCGGCAAAAATTGCCGCTTCTGCGGGCGACGCTGCCACAGCGCTCGCTGCCATGGGACCAGCCGTGGGTGCGGTGATGAAGCCCAAGGGTGGGAATTGGTTGGCTCCTTCAGTGGAACGGGGTCTGAACTACCTTATTCCCCGTACCGGGGCGGGTAATCGCACGGCAAAAGAAACACTGGAAGAGATGAACCGGACGTATCCGGCTGAAGAGCTTGCCAGAATGCCCGAGACAAAAGCCTCCGTTGATCGGGCATATCGATGGCTTGAGCCTAATGTTGCCGTTCAAAATTGGATTGAGAAAAAGCTTATCAAGTACGTTAAGAACGAGATGGCCACACCCGAAGATCCCGTACGAGCATTGGCCGAGCGGGGTATCTTGCACGTTGACCCAGAGCAGTTAAGTAGTTATCCAGGAGCCGGGAACCCCACAAACCAAGCCGTGGCGCGTCGGGCATTAAGTTATCCTGAAGAAGGCCTAGCAAGGTCAGAGGCGGCTAAAAAATGGGAGACCGCTTCGGACTACATGATCCAAACGGACAGGGCGCTGAATCTACTTAATCCAAAAGAGTATGGACAAGGTTTTGTTGATCAAACATTAGCCGCCAATCCCTGGCTCACAAAGGTTGACCCATATGAACGTATATACGGCGTAGATACGCTCAACTACAGACCGGACTACAGCGAGTTGGGTTTTGATCATCTTATTGACGAATTGAAAAACTCGCTCAATCCCAACAGCGGCCTGCCTCGCGCGTTGCAGCTTACACCTAAGCAGCTTGATAAGGTGTCCGTGCCTCAAGCGGTTGAGCTAGTGGATAAGATCAACAAGTGGCGGGCCGAGCAAAAGGTAGCGGCTGACCTCAAGCGCTCACAAAACGCCGCTACGGTTGAGTACAAAGCGTATGACACCGTCCCTGGCACCGCCGAGCCTAATCAGCGAGGTCTGCGCTGGGTTGAGTTGAGGGCACCAACTGAGGGCTTGGCATTGCCTAAGGGTTACTCAATTCAAACAAGTCATGGCACCCCGTATTTGCAGGACGAAAAGGGCCAAGTCGTTCAGTACCTTGATGATGCCAACGGAGTTGACGCTGCGGCCAAAAAAGTCGTTGGTAGGATGTCACTCGAAGACGCTCTCAAATACGAAGGCGAAACTATGAAACACTGCGTCGGGGGTTACTGCCCAGATGTGGAAAAGGGCCGCTCGCGCATTTATTCGCTGCGTGACGCTAAGGGCGAGCCACATGTGACGATTGAAGTTCAGCCTTACCCTTACGCTCCGAGGTGGGAGGTTGTTAAAGGGTATCTACCGCAAGCCGAAGAAATGATGCGTGCTCGGGGGATTACCAATGCAAGCGAGGAAGAAATCTCTGAACTTGCAACCCAGTTAGCTAAAGAAAACATGCCTTCGTTGATTCAACAAATCAAAGGCAAAGCCAACCGCGCCCCCAAAGACGAATACCTACCGTTTGTGCAGGATTTCGTGCGCTCTGGGAACTGGTCCGATGTCCAGGATCTTGAAAACGCTGGTTTAGTTAAGCTAGGGAACAAGTACTTAACTCCTGAAGAAGTCAAACCATTGGTTGAGCAATCAATGCGATACCTTGAGCAGTCTCCTGCGCTTGAATACTATAGGAATGTTCACCGCGAATATGATGCTCACAGACGCGATCCCTTTTCAGCCCGAAACCGTGTGCTTGAGGCTCAAGCAGGTTTGCAGGTACATCCTGATATACCGTACACCTATCGTGAGATGATGAACATCTTCCAAGATCCAGGAGCTTACGGCCCTGGCTCGCTTGGAGAGAACATTGAACGCGTCAACCTTCTGCGCCAGTTGTACGGCGAAGAAGGCTTTGCCCATGGCGGCTCTGTCAATGTTCCACGTGAAACATCGACTTCCAAGCAACAACTCGATAAACTCGCGCAGGTAAGTCAGCGCAAAAAGGCCTAGACATGCCCATCGACAAAGCCCTCTACGAAGCCCCGAAGACATCGATCGAGATCGATGCGGAGGATGCACCCGAGATTGAGATCATTCTTGACGAGGACGGTGGGGCGACGATCGAGATCGGGGAAGATAGCAACGAGGACGTTGATTTCTACGCCAATCTTGCAGAAGTCGTGGACGACGACACGCTGTCAAAGATTGCAATCGACCTCTCAGCCTTCTTTGAGGCTGATAAGTCAAGCCGATCCGATTGGGAACAGACCTATGCCAAGGGCCTTGAGCTCTTAGGCATGCGCTTTGAAGAGCGCACCAAGCCTTTCAGAGGCGCGGCAGCAGCAACTCACCCCTTGCTGATGGAAGCGGTGGTCCAGTTCCAAGCGCAAGCGACCAAGGAACTGATGCCTGCGGGCGGTCCCGTGCGCACGGAGATCCTGGGCAAAGAGACCTTGGACAAGTTCCAGCAGGCAGGACGCGTGCAGGACTTTATGAACTACCAGATCACGACCGTCATGAAGGAATACACGCCTGAGTTTGATCAGGCGATGTTCTATTTAGGCTACGGCGGCTCGGTGTTTAAGAAGGTTTACTTTGACGCCCAACTGGATCGGATGGTGTCCAAGCTTGTGCTGGCCGATGACGTGTTTATTCCGTACTACGGATCAAGCGTCATGAGCCAATGCCCACGGATCACGCACCGGATTGCGATGGATTCCAACGAATACCGCAAGCGCGTAGTGGCAGGCGAGTATTTGGATGTGATTGTGGAGAGTGAACTCTACCCATCGGATGCAAGCCAGATCCGTTATCAGGTGGATAAGCAAACGGGCGTGGTGGAAACCGGTGCGCCTGAAGAAATCTTCTTGCTTGAGTTCCAGGTTGACTACGATTTGCCTGGATTTGAGGACATAGACGACAAAGGCGAGCCCACAGGCATCAAATTGCCCTATGTAATCACGATCGATGAGGCGACCAAGCGCGTGATCGGGATCAAACGCAACTGGAAAGAGGACGATGAGCGCAAAAACAGGCGCAATTACTTCGTTCACTACGTTTTGATCGAGGGCCTGGGGTCCTATGGCCTTGGTTTCGTGCACTTGATCGGTGGTTTATCGAAGACGGCCACGGCTGCACTGCGTCAATTGCTCGATGCAGGCACGCTTTCAAACCTTCCAGCAGGCTTTAAGGCCAAAGGCGCACGGATCGCGGACCAAGACAACCCGATTCAGCCGGGGGAATGGCGCGATATTGACGTGGGCGGTGCGGAATTGCAGCAAAACATGCTGCCACTGCCCTATAAAGAGCCTTCGCAGACGCTTTTTGCCTTACTTGGGTTCTGCGTGGACGCCGGAAGACGTCTTGCCAACATCGCCGACATGCAAGTGGGCGAGGGCAACCAGATGGCGCAGGTCGGAACTACGCTTGCACTGCTTGAACGTGGCACACAGGTCATGTCAGCCATCCATAAACGCTTGCACTATGCGTTAAAAGAGGAATTTGAGCTGTTGGCCGAGGGTTTTGGCATGTATTTGCCAGACGAGTACCCTTATGACGTGCCCGGAGCGTCGAGAAAGATCAAAAAATCGGACTTTGACAACCTTGTGGCCGTGCAGCCGGTGTCGGATCCCAATATTTTCTCATCAGCCCAGCGTTTAACGCTTGCACAGATGCAATTGCAGATGGCGCAGACCGCGCCGCAGATGCATAACATGTACGAGGCGTTTTATCGGGTGTATGCAGCGATGAATGTGCGCGATATTGACAGCATTTTGAAGCCGCAGCGCACTCAAATGCCCAAGGACCCCGCGCAAGAGAACGCCGATGTCCTTGATGCAATGGAATTGAAGGCTTTTGCAGGTCAACAGCATGACGCACACATTGCAAGCCACTTGATGATGGGTTTATCGCCCATGTTGCAAGCGCAACCCCTGGCCGCAGCGGTATTACAGAAGCACATTCTTGAGCATGTGCGCTTGAAGGCTGAAGAAGCTACCGAGGCAGAGCTTTTTGTCGCCTATGGCCTTGATCCAGACCGCATGGTTTCTGAATTACAGCGCGAAGCGATGGTTGCCTTGAAGGTTGCAGCCTTTATGCAAGAGGCAAGGACCATGCAAGAGCAGTTGATGGGTAATCAAGGCGGTGGCCCTGATCCGTTAGTCATGTTGAAGGAAAAAGAGCTCCAGATTCGTGCACAAAATGATCAAGCCCAGCAGCAGATTGATCGTCAACGTTTGATGATTGAGCAACAGCGCACCCAGGCCAATACGGCGGCGAATCAAGCACGAATCCAGTCGCAGGAGCGCATTGCGGCTGAACGAGCAACCGTTGCACGCGAGCGCGCAAGCCTGATGGAGCAAAATGCGCGTCGCACGCAGCAGGTTCAATTGGCAAATCAACGGAGAGATCGAAATGCCGCTTAAACAAGGCAAAAGCCAGAAGGTCATCTCGGGCAATATTGGCGAGATGATCAAGAAGTACAAGGAAACGGGTTCCATTGGGACTAGTAAGCCAAAAAACAAAGGCGACGCGATTAAGCAAGCCGCTGCTATTGCCTACAGCACCGCAGGCAAGCCACGTAAGTACAAAGCGGGCAGTACGCCTGCTGGGGTGCAAGGTCCGTTTATG